AGGACACGAAAGCGGATGGTTTGACATTTTTGAAGCGTAATTTCTACAAGAGAGATAATGTGTGGTTTATGCCACTACAAGTGCTCTCTTTGTGTAAGTGTTTACGTTTCCGCCGTAAGAAAGCGGATATTTTTGAAGATTATGCCAACACTCTGCGTAGTGTTCGTACTGAATTAACTCTACACCCACCCGAGCAGTTTTTACCTGGTTCGCTGTTGGCCCGATTAGATGATTGGGTGCAACAGGAGTGGGCAAGGCTCGGGTGTGACATCAGAGGTGTGTCTCCGCTGTTGTCCCGTGCAGATCTTCGAGAGATGTACGTTGCTGAAGCTGGAAATTTGTATTCCATTTTGGCTGGATTAGACACTAGGGAGTTTCTCTCCCCCGATATAGTCCTGTGTGGACGAGAGACCTTTGCCGGAGGCAGGGTGGTAACCTATAACCTCACTTCTAGTAATAATTACCCAAAGTTTGATCAGTTATTAATGAGTAGGACTGTATCTAGTTGTGATAATGCCGAGGTGGCGACCCCATCTCATTGGGCGCGGCGAGCCCAAACTGACTATGGCCACTGCACGATCGTACAAGTGGACCAGATTAAACAATCGATTACCGATATAAATGTTTCTTCAAGTAGTGCTTCGAATATGCCTGGGAGTTCGGAAGCTGTAGATGTTTCTTCAAATGAGTTTGTTGGAACAGATCCCAGTGTAGCTAAATTGTCTATAACGACACCAACTGTGCGATTGCCGATATACCGTCAGATTCAATCAGACGCGAGCGTTTCCAATTATTTAGCTCGACCCGTCAAGGTCCTCAGCGTAACTTGGTCTACTTCATTTGTAGTCATTTCCAACAATCTTTTTAAGTTGTGGTCTGGCTTTACAAGTGTATCTAACCATCTCACCAATTATTCTTTTATGAGAGGTGATATAAAGTTGCGCGTGGTTCTTAACGGTTCCCCCTTTTATGTGGGACGTTATGCGGTCTGGTTTACTAATAGTTCGGGTATCGCATTTCCAACACAAGCAGGTGCTTCCTACGGGAATGGTGTTATTACCGGTGGCCAGTATGTGTGGCCAAGGTTGAATGGTAGTCCGTTTTCTCTGTTTTTGGATCCTGCCTCGAGTGAGGCCTATGAGCTTACGCTTCCTTTTTGGAATAATAAGCCTGTGGCACCTCTAGGCACGATGCTAGATGGTACTGCCGATGATAATTATTGGCATATGAATTCGGCGCCAATGTATACCTTGGGCACTACAAATGGTTCCCTGGAGAATATTAACATTGATTTCTGGATGTGGTGGGAGAATG